TTGTAACATCTAGATTAGTCGTACCGTCTACGTCTATATCGCCAGAGATATCTAACTCTGTGCCAATTAGTTTTTGTGTTAATGTCACTACACCATCAGACGCAATAGCTATAGCATCAGTATCACTAGCTGAACCAATAGTACCACCATCTTTAATTACTAGATCATCTGCAATAGTAAGCAGACCTGCAGAGCTTAGTGTCATCTTAGCAGTAGCACTAGCAGCAGCAGTTTCAGATGCACCAGTGGTAAAAACTAATTTAGTAGAGTTAACACTAGAGGTAAACTCTGCTTCTGCTATGGCATGAATACCTGCAGCCACAGTAGCGGCATCTGTTCCACTGTCATCCCCTGCAGCAAACTCAATAGAACCAATAACTTCATTTGCAGTGATTTCGTTTTCTTCAGATTTAAGTTGTAATACTGTAGGTGTATTATCTCCTGTATTAGTATTAGTAACTGTCAAACCTGTATCGTGCACATGAGTAATTGTAATCTCATCGTTTGCACCAAAAGCTATTGTAGCACCGTCATGCTGTAACTCTAAGTCTTGAGTAAGTGTAACATCACCGTCAGAACCTATAGCTATAGCATCAGTATCACTAGCTGAACCTATATTACCTGCATCAGGTATGACTATGTTACCACCCGTAGTCATAAGACCACCACCAGTGTATGTACCACTTACGTCTAGGTTAGCGTTAACATCTACAAGTGTAGCATTAAGTTCTATTTCATCTGTTGCATCAATGTCAAGTGTTGTTGCATTAGGAGCACCTATCTTTTGACTTGCATCGTTAAACTGAATAACACTAGTGCTATTAAGAAGTAACCCTGTATCAGCTACGTGTGTAAGTGTGACATCATTATCTGCACCAAAGTTAAGCACTGCTGCATCATGTTTTAAGTGCAAGTCATTAGTTAAATTAACATCCTGATTTGCATCTACGGTCATGGCAGTGCTACCACCTGTAGCTACAGTAATAACATCAGAACCGCTAAACGTAATACTTGTGTTTGTATCTCCATCTCCTGCAATACTATCAAGCTGAACTGCACCTACGTTACTTAGTGCCGCATCTCCAAAGTCTACTGCACCAGCTACTGTAAGTGTGCCTGATACCTCTACATTTGCATTTA